TGTTGCCGAGCGCCGTACCGTTGCGGGTGATCGATCCGTTGAAATGCCCGAACCGCTGCAAGCCGAGATCAGTGAGCGTGCCCGCAGCGGATGCGGCGGTGATGTTCTCACCCTGTGCCACAAGGCTGGCGGTCGCGGTCAGGAGGCCTGAGCGCTGCATCTGCCAGCTGAGCGTATCGAGCACGCAGCCCGAGTACATGGCAAAGCGCGGGATCTCCGGCATGCCGGTCTCGATCGACAGCGACGGCAGGGTCCAGCCACCGGAGCGGAACTCATGGGTGTAGGGTCCGACGCCGGAGGTGATCGGATCACCAAAGGCCGCCTTCAGCCAGAAGCCGAACGCCTCCGCGTCGATCGGCACGACAACGTTGCCGTCCGCCGTCACCGCATCCTTGATCGGCGGCAGTGGGTCGCGGCCGTATCCGAGCAACTCGCTGTTCAGAAGCGGCTGTTCCGATCCCAACGATGTGCTGGCAAAGGGCATCTTGGTGAAGCCGCCCACCGGCGGCGTTCCATAGGTCGTCTCGAACGCAAGCGCCATCTGCGCCCGCGCCCCTTGGGCTCGTGCCATGTCTCAACTCCTTCATGATGATGGTAGTGTCGGCTTGCGATCGCTCCGACGATGACGCAAACGAGCGCCATGAATGCAGAACAGACGACGTCCCCCACCGGAAAGCGCGCGCGACGCTTGATCGGTGCCGCGCTGCTGGGCGTCCTCGCCAGCTTCGTTTCGTGGCATGGCCCCGCGTTCGCACAATCAAATACTGTCAGCGGGACGGTGAGCCGTGTCACGGACGGAGACACATTCCGGATCCGTGGGCTCGATCGTGCAATCCGTGTCTGGGGGCTTGATGCACCTGAACGCAACGAGGTCGGTGCGGCTGCGGCAACAACAACCATGACCCGACTCGTTTCTGGACAGGACCTGACCTGCCGCGTTCGCGACATTGATCGATACGGCCGCATTGTCGGTCAGTGCTTTCTGCCTGATGGCCGGGATATCGCTGCGGAAATGATCCGCGCAGGGGTCGCAACTGAATACTGTCGGTTCTCCGGCGGCTATTACCGGACCTGCTGAACGCCGCTCATACCAGCGGATCAGCCGTTGAATAGTGCAGCATCACTGGAATGACGGCTGCCTTGAGCGCCACAGCACCCTCGACGGGCAGATCAACCGGACGGGGCGCTTCCGCCTCGACCCAGTCGCAAAGGCCGCCGAGTGTGCGGTCGGCGGCAATCACCACGCCGATGCTGGCGGTCAGGGTGTCGAACGTGGCGTCACGGTCAGCGCCCTGCACCACTGCCTCGATCTCGGCGCGGTGCTGGTAATGGTAGCGCAGCGGCGAGAGCGTCACCTCGGGCTCCCCCGGCTCTCCGTCGCGCAGGATTAGCAGGCCATTGGTCGGGACGCGCTCGGGCAGCACGTCGCCGCGCAAGGCGATGGCGGGCAGCGCCTGCAGCACGGTGTGCAGGGCCGCGAGGATGGTTTCGCGGAGTGTGGGCATACTTGCTCAATCTGTTGTTCGTCAGCGCAGCAGCAGCTTCGAGACCGGATCAGGGTGAAAGCGCGAATGCAGCATTCGACACGAGGTGACGGATAGCAGACCTTCGATACATCAAGCACCACGGTCTGCAGTGCTGACTTTGCTGCCGTCGATCGGACGGTCGCTTTTGCCTAAACGTCCATGAAGGCAATCTGTTTCATAGGCGGCTAGGCACCTTGGCGTCCCACCAATGGCATTTTTAAGGGGATCAGGCGACAGCGATGCAACCAGCAACGCTCTACGAGACGGTCGAACGCAAAAACTTCACATAGGAAAGGCGCTCCTTATGTTTCATTTTATTTCGCCTGTAAAACACTGCAGTTTAGTGTCTTGGTTCCAGCCCACGCGGAATGAATGTCAATTCAGTGCTAATATCTTGAGGAAACGAGTGCATTCTCAACCTGTCATCGGTTATTTCTTGAATATAGATTAGTGCGTCTTCAACATACGGAAACCCCCGCTCAAGCTGTCCCCACATCTCGCGTCCCAGTATCCTAATTTCTGGAACATTTAGCGCTCTAATACTATGAAGCCAAATCATAGTACCAGTCGCATCTGATGTCTGCCCCATTTTTTGGTATTGCTTGATTACGTTTGATAAAGTGATTGAGGCCATATCGCATTGAAGCGCAAGAGTTCCGTGACGAGGTATATCCATGTTTAGTGCGGCTGGTGGAATTTTCTTGGACTCAACAAGCCTAAGTCGCAGAACATTCGCTACCACTAACAATGTCGATAACTCTTCGTCATCAGCTCCCACCAAGCCATTAATGAATCGGTCGATATCGTTCTTCATTACATCTGCGGATGCATCCATTGCCCGTTTTCTCACCCAACCAAACATTAAAATATCCTTCTCAAACTGACTAATTCCAAGCAGTACCTCTACCCCCAACCGGCGGTGTTTTTCCGAGTGCTAGATCCCCTGATCACTCGCGGTTCTTAACCTGTTACGGAGCACACTCACTTGCCATTCGGTCTCCTCAAAAAAACTGCACCGAGACGACTGCTTCTCGTGGAATTTGCTCCGAGCCAGCACCAAATTTATTTAGGAATGTGCAGGCCAAGCCTTGCGTTTGTCAAGATTGATTGTACCGATCAAATTATCACGCTTGTTAGATGGCTGGAAGTTGAGAATCTGCAAAGGCCACTCCCTGCGCGGAACCCTCATTTGTCAGTTTTGCAGCATCGACAAGTAGGGGCTCACTGCTGTTGTTAGCTGCGCCGTCCACGAAGGTCCAGCTTGGGCCGCTACAACGGAATTCATGGCAGCTTTCCCTCCACCCAGTTCGCTACGATCAGCCCGGGTACACCGTCCACTGCGCGCTCCGCATCCCGCGCGAGGTCCAGCCGCTTTGGCAGCTTCACCTGCGGCACCAGCAGGAAGATCGGCACAGTGGTGCGCCCGCGACCGGTCTGTGAGCGTGAGGCCACACCTTGACCACGGCTGTTCAGGCGCCCATCGGCCACCAGCAGGCTGGGCCCCGTCCTGCGATAGACAAACCGCAACCGTAGTCCACGTCGCCGCTCCCATTCACCGGGGGTGATCCGGCTGCCACGCGCTCCCTTGCCAGCCGCTGCCGTCGGGATTGCCAACCAGAAGCCATTCCTGGACCGGATCAGCGGCCCGGTGTCATGCGCGCCGATGATCACCGGTGCCTTCGACCAGACCAGTGCAGCGGCGTTCAGGCTTTCGCCCGACCTTGGGAAGTTCTGGCTCTGGATCGAATTGGCGAGCCGCCGCCCAAGGCCCGCGCCGGTGATCTGACCACGCCACGCAGTTTTCAGCCCGGTTCCAGCCTCGCGCATGGCGGTGGACACAGCTTTTTCGCCCGCCACAACTTCGGCGGCCATCATCGCGACGATGTCGGGATCGATGTCGAGCTTCAGCCTCATGCCGGTCGCAGATCCACGGTCCAGACCAACCGCTCGCGATCCCGCACCGGCTCGCCCTGAATGAGGAAGGCGTCACCATCGATCTCGACCCGGTCGCCGGGGCGCGGGTTCGGGACCTCTGCCGCGTGCAGGTCAATCCGGGTGGTTTCCGACCAGAGCCGCGCCTCACCGAAGCCGGTGATCTCGTCCGCGCGGCGTGTGATCACGCGGATGAGGGTCGAGCTGCCGCCCGTGGACGTGTAGACGGCGTCGCGCGCCATATTCGGATCACCGAAGAGCGTCTCGATAGCGATAGCGAAGATCGACATGGCCTGTCCGATCAGTTCGAGCTGTGCAGGCGGATCGCGAGCCGCGGGCGCTTGTTGACCGGCAGGATCGATCCTTCCGTCATCAGGTCGATCCAGCGGCCTTTGGCGTCGATCATCTGGCGGGCATAAAGCGGCAGCCCGATCGTGTTTGCGGTCTCCAGAAGGTTCGCAGGCCCGCCATAGGTGGTGAAGGTGTCAAACGTGCCCATGGGAAAGGCGATGCCCTCACCGGTGGGGATCAGCCGCTCCGAGGTGCCGCCCGAGAGGGTGACCGAGCCGTTGTATTCCTCAAAGAGGACGCCCGCGAAGGGGAAGGCGCGGCGCATGTCCTCGCGCAGCGGCTGGCCGCCAGTGGCCGAGAAGAACTTGTAGGCGTCCTCGGTCTTGGGGTGGCTGATCAGCTTGTCGAAGAACTCCGAGCTGACCAGCGCATGCGCGGTGGTCATGGTCTCGCCCATCAGGTTGTCCTCGATGGCGCGCAGGGTGGTGCGAACTTTGCCTTGGATGTTGGTGCCTGCGGTCCCAAAAACAAAGTCGACCGAGATCTGGTCCAACCCGAACTCGGTGAAGTAATTGTAAAGCGTGGTGCCCGCGCCATCCTTCACGATGCCGCGGAGCGCATTCATCTCCATGTATTCGCGGGTCTGAGCATGCTTGCGGCGCATCAGCGTCAGCTTGCGGTTCATCACCTCGACCAGGGGATCGGCCACGTTGGACATCCCCAGCGCGGGCATGCCCTGGATATCGCCGGGCAGGATCACATCGTCATGCGGGATCCACGGCAGGGCGAAGGACCGCATTGAGCGCGCCTCGCGGTTGCCAACGGTGGCGGGCGCGCCGAGAGGGACCGATGGCAGGAGGCTCAACACACCCTCGCGCTGTTCGATGACGATGGAGCGTTGAGAGACGCCTTCAAAGCGGAAGAGGCCGATCTGGCCAAGGCGGGTGTAGAGGTTGGGCAGGATATTGATGGCCTGCGTCATCTCGGCAAGCGAATAGCCGCCCGTGTCGAACGGGTTGCGGGTGATGGTCATGGGGGAACTCCAGAGAAAGAGGGGGGCAAGGTGATGACTGCGCGAGGTGATAACCGCCTGGTACGGTTGGGCTGGATTCAGGCGGTGTCGCGCGGGACGATCCCGAGGCTGGCGAGCTGGCCTAGCTTGGTGGTGATCTTCCCTGCGTCATCGACGGTGGGATCAAAGGTGAGGGCTGCGCGGGACACGATGACGGGACCGCGCACAACGACAATGCCGACCGCGTCAGCCAGGGTTGCATCGACGGCGTAAAGCAACACGGCCGCCGCGGTCTGCGCGCCGTCTGCACCGCCGGAGGTGGCGAGTTTGTACTTGCCGCTTGCGGTGATGCGGCCAAGCACGGAGCCGACGGGATAGGCGGTGCCAGCGAGCAGGGTAACGGTCTCGCGGGTGTAGTTCGGGTTGACCTCGTATTTGAGGACATCGCCCATCGAGGGCGGTTGGGTCAGCACAGACATGGGAAGGCTCCAGAGCAGGGGACAAAAAGGTATCCCCCGCCGGGGCGGTACGGCGGGGGATCAGTCAGGCAGAGGGATGTGATGTGTGGCGTCAGGCGCGGGCACCTGCTGCTGCTGCCCGTTTTGCAGCCGCGACGATCGGGCTTTCCTTCGCCTGCGGCAGGACGGGTGAGGGCGGGGCGGCCACGATGTCGCGCGCGTCTGCGGCCGCACTTGCGCGCTCAATCACGAGGCGGCGCAGGGCCTCGGGCGTGATGCCCTCGCGCAGCGCTTTCGCCGCGTCGATGGCGACACCGAGCCTGCCTGCCTGCGCCGCGATCTCGGCGATCTCTGCCGCTGTCTCACGGAACTGAGCCGATAACTCCGCCAGGTTGTCGGGTTGCGCGGCGGCGGGTGCAGACGGGGCAGATGCCGCAGGGGCTGCAACCGGAGCCGAGAGTTCAACATCCTCAGCATCAGTCTCGCCGTCTGGCGCATTCGGTGCTTCGTCGATGGCGTCCTGCAGCGGATCATCCTGATCGTGTTCGGTGGCCATGTGTGCCTCCTGTTTGGGGTGGGGACGGGATGCGCGCTGAGTGCGCGTGGGTGAAAGCGTTGGGGTGCGGGCCACGATTTGCCGGAAGCTGGCAAAGCCGCGCGCAAGATCGGTCACTTCGTCGGCGAGGCCTGAGGCGATGGCATCTGCCCCACGATAGGCTGCGGCCTCTGTGGCGAGCGCGGCCTCCTGGCTCAGCCGACCGGCACGACCGGCCGCAACGGTCTCGGCGAAGAGGAACCGCAGCACATCGATCTCGCGCTGGATGTCGTCCCGGATATCTGCGGGTAGTGGCT